CATCGTCTCTGACTCTGAGACCTCTTGATTTGAAACCAGCAGGTAAGTTGGATAATGTACCTGCATCTAACAATGCTCGCAGTGCAGCTGTTGCGGTTCTTGTCAAACCACCGAGCATGTGTACTAGACCAAAACCATAAAATCCGAGACCAGGTAAAAACTTGTAATGAACAAAATATTTTTGTCTCATAAACATCGGATCGTTCTCTAAGTAGTTTCGATAGATTGATAAAACTTTTCCTGTGCCCTGTTCCAGTGTTACCACATAAGGTAATTTTAGCCCTGTGGGCTCTCCGTCTTGTCCAATATTCTCATAGCCTTCTAAATCTAAATCAACGTGCATTTCTAATAATTCATATTGACCAGAATACTCTGACTTGTTTACGCCTTCTAACTCATCATACTTTTCTTGGATATCAGAATAAGAAGAATATAATTCATCGTTGTCATCAATATCTATGTCTCTGTAAAAACCAGAGAGCATTTGTCTTTTCAAATCGTTAGGAGAAGTTTTTATAACGTGAGTAATTCTTTCTGCATCTTCTAATTCTGATGCCCCATAGTTTACAACTAAGTCTTCACTCGGAATAAATTTTGCACAGGGCCTTGCCATGTTGCCATCGTAATAAACTTTTTTAAATGCGCTTCCTGCTAGAGGTAAGTGAAATAATAATTGGTCCATCTCAGGATCGTACTCTTTCATTTTATACATCAACTCATAGTTCATGTATTCTTTTACTCGCTCTGCTTGTTCTTCTACCTCAGGAGTTGCTTTGCCCATGATAGAAGTCTTGACGGGACCGCCCGCAGGCAAAAGCTCTTTGTAAGCTCCTGCTTGAAACTGCGTGACTGCCTCTGCGAGTAGTGGATGAGAAACTGATGCCGCGCCTCTGAAAGGGTTGGAGACGGGTGTGTATTTGAAACCTAATAAATCTAATCCTTTGATGTAACTTTGTTCCCAATCTTTTCTTGATGTGTGATCAACAGAAAATTGTGATCGAAGTTCGTTTGATAATTTTGCTAATGATTCTTCTTCTATGGCTTCTGCTAAGTTACTAGCGAATCCTGCTCCAGTGTCCGTGGGCGTTGGACCAATGCTGACGGCCTCTTCCCCTTCGACCTCCACTTCCATGGGAGTATCTTCGGTTACTGCCTCTTCTACAATTTCCTCTTCGACACCTGTTGGTGCCTCGTTCAAAGTTTTATCGATTTCTGCCATTTAATGTTTATACCTTATGATCCATAAAAAGCAATCTTACGCTTCGGCATCCAGTTCTCTACAGGTTCATCATCTTCGTGTTGTAGTGCACCGAACTGTCGATAACGCATCAATGCTTGTGTCATGCTATCAACATAGTCGTCGTTTCTACCATAAGGGAAAGCTGCGCATTCTTCAATCAATTCTTCTGCCCACTTATACGGAGGATACCAGATCATTCCACTTTCAAAAAGGGGAGAGACAGAGTTGACTCTTACCATTTTGTCGTTTCCTCTACTTGGTGTGAAGTTAATCACTGGGATTCCCATGGCTTGAAGCTCGTGAGTAAGGGGGAGACCTGACGCTTTCGCCTCAACGATGATTTGTTCTGGCTTCCAGTAGTCGTTTTTCTCTAAAGCAATCCTTTTTAGCTCGGGAAAGTCCCATCTTCCTCGATCTGCCTCCATTAAAAGAATATTTTGCTTACCTGTCACCTCATTATAGAAAATTCCCCACGTTGTGATCGCTGAATAGTCCGATGTGGTCTTCGATGAGAACGCTGTATCGTAACTTTGAATGATATATTGCAGGGGAGGCTGTTCTTTCTTCCATTCTTGCCACCATTCTCGCTTAATTATCGAAGTTTCTTCGGAAGTTGGCTGTTGTTGCCACTGTGCGTTCCATTTTCCCATGGGTAAAGACGCTTTGACGGCCTCGAGTTGGTCTTTTTTCCAATATTCTGGCCATTGTGGTTGTCCGTCGTCCATGATCGCTGGAAAATCTACTATTTCCCACTTGTCTGCCATGGGATCTTTCATCTGAGCCTCCATTAATCTCTCTGTTAAGTCATCTTCTGACCATCTGGTCATGACTACAACGATACTTCCGCCTGGTTGTAGACGTTGTCGAGGTCCTGAGGTGTACCATTCCCATGCGTTCTCCATAGAAGTTTTCGATAAAGCGTCTTGTTCGGAGTGGGGGTCGTCGATAATGAGTAAATCTGCACCACGCCCGGTTATCGAACCACCGACACCTGCCGCAAAGTATTCGCCACCGTGATTTGTCTCCCATCTTCCTGCCGCTTGAGAGTCGGCTCGTAGTTCTGTGTCAGGGAACACGGACTTGTAATCTTGTTCGTTCATCAAGTTTCTGACTTTTCTACCAAAACGATATGCTAGTTCTGCTGTATGGGTGGTTTGGATAATTTTCAATTTAGGGTTATGCCCCATCATCCAAGCTGGGAACAGATAACTAGCAAATTCTGACTTAGTGTGTCTTGGTGGCATGTTCACTATCAATCTAGAAATTTTTTTATTCTTGATGGCTTCTAATTTTTTAGAAATTATTTTATGGTGCCTACCCTCTATGAAGTCGGGCCATATACTTTTTACAAAATTCGTAAAGGAGTCCCTAGAACTTCTAGCTGCCTCAAGTTGCACTTTCTTAAGCTCTAACTTTTTCAAGAATAGCAAACGCTCCTCTTGAGACATCTGGCTCAAATCTGAATGAAAATCGTTCATCTTTTGTATGTATATTTATATACTAGCATACGTACTATGTACTACTGAATTTAGGGTGTACCCCCTACATTGTCAATTAGATAGTATTACTTCGTAATTCCTTAGTATCTCTTTAACCAAAAATATTCATTCTTCATATTTTTGGTTAGGCGATTTTGAAAAAATTCTCAAGCACAAGCGATTTTTTGGGGGGTGGTGCTCCTGCCCCAAATGAGCAGGAGCAGGAACGCAGGATTAACTAAGCGATATATTTTTTATAGTCGTTAATGATTTCTATTAATGGATAGTAATCACCATTTGAAGCGCAACACTCAATGAAATCAAAGATGTCACTTTCATTCCATTTTAATAACTCTTCATTCGTAGGAACAAAATCATAATAATTTTCATTATCATAATTATAATTCTGATCTAATGAATTATAAAAGTTATCGTCATAATTTCTGTATGAAATTTTTGGTGTATCAAATGAAAACTTTTTTACATTCCAATAATCATTTGAAAACCAATTGGCGCCTTTGTAGTTTCCTAACTTCTCATTAATAATAATAAATTTTCTTGTCATACTATCTAACAATAAAAATTTATCTGATTGAATATGATCCTGCAATTCATCTTGAAAATCTTTTTTCAAAATTAAATTAGGATTATGTTTCAATAATGGTTTTAAATAATGTTCGTTGTAATGCCAAGTATCAGAACAATTTTTATGAATTAATGGAATAGGTAATCGTGCTCCATTATGCATTAAACCAATTGTTCTTTTATCATCTTGATAACTAATGAAGGGATGACAATTTTTAAAATTAGTTTTGCCTTCCGTCGTAAATCTAAAATGAATTGCCATTTGGTTATTGGCTTTTGATTTATGTAAATTAAAAAAGTTTTTTAACTCAGTAAAATTTTTTGGTAAAAATTTATCTGAAATAAAATTTTCTTTTTTATCTAAATACATAACACCGAAACCATTTTGGTTTCTATCGTATGCAGTTTCTAAATCTTTATAATCTAAAGATTTAAGATCATTTGCTAATATAATTAAACACATTCTATTCACCTTCACTTTCTATTAGTTCTTGATTAGCATTTACAAAATCAGTCACTACTGTTTTATAATTAGTATAAACATCCTGCCATTCAGTTATTGTTTCTAAATGATCAAAATGATTTCTTTTAGATAGAAAAAATAAAAGATTAGAAAAATCTTTTGATAAGTTTTTTAATAACCAATCAAAATATTCTACCCAAGTTATTCTATCGTATTCTACAGGATCAGTTTCTTTAATCCATTCTTGAACAGTATGATTAAATTCTAAATATCTAAAAAAAGATATTTTTTTTAAGTTCGCTCTGAAAATTCGAACTTCAATTGTATCTTTATTATTAAAGTTAATAACACGATATTTATATTCCCTGCCGTTCTCATCTGTTCCCCTAGTAAAGATTGGATCATCAAAAGTTACTGAAGGAATAAATCTACAATAAGAAGTTTCGTTTCTCCCTGCAATATCAACAATCAAATTTTTATTTTTTGGATTGTTATAAAAACAGTTCAAAGCCCTCAAATTATTTTCAGAGAAATAACTTCTATTTGTATGAATATGAATTCCACAATCTGATCCGTCATATGCCTTGCAATATTGAGTAGGCTTCAATTCAAAAAAATCATTCCAAAAATGATTTTTATGATATTCAAAACTGCAATTTGTAGTAGACATCTCAAAACCTTTTTGGGAGTCTAATGATCCGTCCCTCTTACAAATAACATTTGTTTGTTCTTTGTTAAAACAATCTCTGAACATATCAACAACTTCATTTCTTGAGTGATGTTGATAAGCCTGCATTTCATATTCAACACCCTCAAATTTTGTTGAAGTTTCTTTACCAAGATAATGTAAAGGATTTCTTGTATTGTACTCGTCAAGATTTGAACTCTCTTCGCGATCACAATCACAACCTCTTTCGTGGTGATAACTTTGATCGCAATCATCACAGTAACTCGCAACATCATCGTAACAATGATCACAGTAAATTCGATCACTATCATCACATGATCTTGAATTTTCACCATGATCGATCTCTTCGCATCTTTCACAAGTAAAATAATGTTCCTCATATGCTTCTTGACAAATCATTTCACCATTGACTATTGCGATAGGATTTTCCTCAAGTTCAATTTCATTATGATAATCACAATGAAAAATTCTGTAATCTTGAAAATCTAAAAATGGTGAAGTGATTATAAATCTATTTATAATTCCAAATAGACGCTTTTTATAACTAGTCGTATTTCTACGTTCTAGTCTTTGATTTACATATTCAATAATATCATCTGATAGTAGTTCATTATCGATATGTAATTTTTCTTTTAATGCTCTAATATTCATAATTGTTTTTTCCTTTCTGAATATTCTGTCCTTGATTATATATAAAATATCCTATATTTATATAACTAATTTAATAAATATTTGAGGTAAAAAAAATGAAAATTAAAGAAATAGAAGTTCAAAATTATTTAGATAGAGAGACAGATATGGATTATGAAGGGGCAATAAATGTTTTAACTAATTGTTTAAATGATAGTAGATTTTTAGAAGAATTTAAAAAAGAAGTATTAGAATACGCAGATCAAAAATGGAAAGAAAGATACCCTGAATAAAGTAATAAAATATTACCAGTCACACGCCTGACGCAGCTTTTAAAAGTAATAAATTATTACGTCTTCAGCTTCTGGCAACAGCTATAAAAGTAATAAAATATTACTAAAATCCAGGTTCATGCCCCGGTCGCCAGAAAATTTTTTTTTATTTTTTAAACACAATCGCAGGCGCAAGCACACAGTCGCAAGCACAAGCAGAGATACAGTCGCAAGCACAAGCAAAAGCTCAAGCACAACTGACCACGGGACAAACGCACTTCCCGGGGACAGCTGCCGGGATCTGGGCTAAATAGTAATAATTTATGACGAATCAAAGCTGCCTGACCAGCTTACCTGGTAATAATTTATGACCATTTTTTTATTGACCTGATGCAGCTGCCGTGTTATATAATATCCCATATCGAAAGGATAAAAGATGATCACAAAAAAACATCTAAACGAGTTGGCGCATATCGTGTTCTACCTCTCAAAGCAGGGAGAACAGGACGGAGCTAATGCAGTTGAGGGCTTCGCTCGAAGACACGCCCCCAACTTTGACCAGTCCAGGTGGGACGGTTTTATGCACAAACTGGAGAAGAGAGAAGACTGGATCGGACAGATTAACGGGAGCTAAGTTCCCGGCAAAGTAATAATTTATTACGGATCGGGGCCCAGCTGCCCCGGTCTGAGCTCCATAAAAAAAAATAAAAAAAATTAATTAAGGAACATGCACAAGCACACGCCTGATCTCAGGCTCAAGCACATGCGTCCATGGTTGATGGACCACGAACAAGGGTTCAACCTCTCGGTAGTCAGTCACAAGCTCACGCACAAGCGCACCTGGATAAAAGAAAATGGCCCTCTCTTCGATGCCCTTGGCCATAATAAAATTGTCTTGGCAAAGAGAATAACGCTTTAAATTCCATGATATTTGAAAGGGCGAGAGATCTAGTTTGTTTCCTTTTGTTAGCTTAAGTTCGCACCAAAAAGATATGTTTCGTTTTAATTTATCATCAACAAAAACTCCAAGTAAATCAGGGATACCGGGTGTTCCAAATGTTTCTATTCTAGTCCAAGATATGTTAGGAGTTATTGATCTAACATTCTTCCAGAAAGTCGATTCCTTTCCTCGCTTTATAGTGGAAACTTTTTTCTTTCCTTTGCCTCTTATTGATTGCTTCTCTTTTCTCAACAATGCGAACTTCGTCTCCTTCGACAACGACAAGTTGGACTCCGATTTCTTTTTGTTTGGGTTTAAGTTTTGCCCCGGTGCCTCCGACTGATTTGCCATTTACTATTGTGCTCGGACCTTTGGAAGTCTTAACATCAAATAAATATACTTTCTTATTTTTGGGATTGAATACAACAATATCAATTGGACCTTGCTCACAGACATTACTAAATACGTAGTAGCCTTGTTCAAGGAATTTGTTTATCGCTTTGTTTAGGCTTATCGTTGCCTTGTACTGCCTTGGGTTCAACGCTCATATCCTTGTGTTCGATGATAACTTCTTTACGCATTTGTTTCAACATGTTATCTACCTCCTCCAAGGACAGACTATCAATACCTCTACCAGACTGTTTCTCTTTTTTCTCATAGTAACCAGCTGCTTTACCTCTACTGATCTCTGCTGCCAAAGCAGTTTTAAGATCTGGTTTCATTTCAAAATCAGATACATCATTTGTTGTAGGGTTCTCTGCACGAAGTCCTATCTCGTGGAGTCTACGCATATGTGTAGCAGGGGATATCTTGTATTTATTCCAAAGATCTTCTTGCAACCCTCTAATGTAAGCGTGAACTTTAGGAAACTCTTTTGGGCTTTGTAGCTTTGAAGCAGTTATTCTTGCAGAGTTCTTTTTATACCCTGCTAAGATTGCGCACTCTGTTGCAGTCTTTCTATTCTCTTGAGCTACTAGGTGCTCTGCAAATGCTATTTGCTTTGGTGTTAATTCATCTCGCATTTCTGCAAGTTCTTTTGTTAAAACTATTGGGTCACCGGGGCTTCTAAATTTCATATTAATCCTCTATAAAGAAGAAATTTTATCAAATCAAACAAAAAATATATACAAAATAGATGTGCGAGCCCCCTCAGAAGAGTATGTTATTCTTTCGAAGAGTGACTGAAAGAATGAATAATTTGTCTACTATTATTGATATACTTTGATAATAGCTTGTTGAAGAATGAAAGAGTGAGATTTGAAATATTTTAAAAAATATTTTTTTATTTTGAAAATATTCTTCTTTAAGGTATCTTGTTCTTTGTCCATGGTCAGTGGTTAATGATTCGCCCTTATCCTTTCAGCGAATCAGTTCTTTCCTCCTTTCTTCTATATTAACACCCTTGACCTGGGCATTGATTTATATATAATAATACCTATATAACATACAGAAAGAGGTTCATTATGGAAGAACAACACGTAAATAGGTTAGTACAAGCAACCAAAAATTCTCTGGACGAAATGTCAGTAGAGCAGCTAAAAGAAATAGAAAAGCATATTATAAAGGAACTACAAAGACGGACAATCAGAGTTCCAGAAAAAGACGATGGACATTACAGTAAAGATAGACCCTCGTAATAAAAAAGGCATGAGCTTTTCAAAAACTTTTATTGGGGATAAGAAAGATATTCTACCTTACATTCAACGATATATTCAAGAGCATAGCCACATGGAAGTAGAAGTTACATCTCAGGAAGAAAACCCTGATGTAACCCATGCAGAGTTATTCTTAGATTTACCAAAGGTCGAGGACCCCGGTCAACCATACAATGACAAATATATTTTACATAAAAAAGATGAGGCAAGTGAAGAAGAGATAGACTTGATTGTAAAATATGAATGAAAAA